ACTTAAACAGCTGTCTAAAAATCGGGGACCACTATAGTCCCAAGTTCTGACAAAATTGCGGCGAGCAGGCCGCAAATTGGGCAGGTTAACAGACGGTTAACCTAACAACGTTATCCGCTGTCAGGTTTCGATTCGCAATACCACATCAACATATCGATAGGAATGGAGCGTTAAGCCCATCATATTGATTCTCGGATGTGATAGACTCGACCACGCAGCTCGTCAGAGATCGTGGAGACCTCAAAGCCGAGCTTCTTTTTTAACCCGCCCGAGATCATGCCTCTGGCGGAATGTGCAGCCCAGCCGGTCACCTCAACGATCTCGCTGATAGAGGCCCCTTCAGACCGCTGTAGGAGCGCGATGATCTTCGCCTGCTTGGTGCCAGCGCGGATGGCAACAGGCTTGGGCGTGGCAGGACCGGCCGACGCTTCGGCTGCATCCTCCGGCGCAAAGGCCCGCTCCAGTTTGGACTTGCGCAGATTGGTCGTCGTGGTCGCCACCACCGGCTCGATCCCGATCGCGGCAAGCCCTGCCTCTGTCGCAACCAGCGTGGTGCCGTGACCATCGCCTGTTTCGCGCCAAAGCGGCTCGCCGCGCCGAAGGTTGGCCTCGACCTCTTCGAGCCAGCCGCGTGCGATCATCGCGGCCACCGCCTTTTGCGCGGCTGCCCCATGCAGCCCCTTGGGCAGCGGCATGGCCAGATTGTCAGGGCGCGCGGCCGCGCGGCTGAGGATGATGTTCTGGGTATCGGTGAGTTTGGGCATCTGGGCCTCCTGTCGTGATGGGGATGTTGGGGTTTGGGTCTGGGTCAGTCGGTCTCGACCATCGCGGCGGCGACTGCGAAGTGCTGCACCCAACCCGTCAGATAGGGCAGCCCTGCGGGGATACCGTCGCAGCGCTCGGTGTTGCGGCTGATACGCCAGTCCTGCCAGCGGCGGATCGCGGATGCGATCGCAGTCTCGGTATCGATGTTGCAGCCCGTCATGTTGCCGACCACATCGTCGGCGAAGTGGCGACCCATGCGGCTGTCGAGGAAATCGCGGATGCCGATCATCTCGTCCTCGCTGTCGGCGCCGATGGTAGCAGCGATCAGGCGAGAGGCGAGCGTCCAGACGTCCGCGCTGCGGCGGTCGCGCTGGGGGCAAACGGTCAGGGCCCGGAAGAACCCGTAGTCCTCGTTGCGGCTGGGTAGAATGGGGTGCGTGGTCATGGTGGTGGCTCCGTGGCCTTCGGACAGGCAGTTCAGGGAGGGATTGGTCATTGGGCTGCTCCTTCGGGGGCGTGGGCTTCGGGGTCGAGTTCAATCCATCCCCCGTCCCGCCAGACGTAGAGGTGGCAGAGCTGGCAGGTCGGGCGCGGCAGGATCGGCGGCTCGCGGGGCGGATCAAAACAGTCCAGCGCGTCCGCGCGGACCTGCCGGATTTCCTTGGCCGCGAGGATGTCCTCGGGTGTCCACGGCGCCAGCGCGGGAAGCATGTGCAAGGGGTAGCCATCAAAGTGGCAATAAATGTGGGCCCATTGGTCCGGTCCGATCTGGATAGCGATCTGCGCGCGCGTGCTCATGACTGTCTCCTTGTTGCGGGGTTGGTGCGGGCTAAAATGAGCCCGTGCTGTTTCAGGAGGGGGACGACATCGGCCAATTCGATCGTCAGGCAGTCGATCCCGATCCGGCCCGCCATCTCGAAGACCTCAGCGTTCAGGCTGATGTCGTTTAAGTGGCCCTGCAGCGCGGGCACGGTCATGACCTGGCTGAAGCGGCTGCGGTCGATAAAGATGCGTGTCGTGTCGGAAGTGGTGGCGATGGCCATTTGCATGTCCTTTCAGGAGTGGGGTGTGGGGGTTTAAGCGGCGCGGCGTCCGGCCTCGAAAGCCTCCTTGAGCGCCGCGCGGATGGACCAGACGGCGACATCGTGGAAGTCGAGGCGATCGCGGTTGCGGGTTTCCAGCGTCTCGATGCTGTGGAAATGCTTCGCTGCGATCTCCAGCAGCAGGGCTTCACTTGGGGCTTTGGCGAGGGTGGTGGTCTTGGTGGTCATGGCGTCGTCTCCGGGGCTGGGTTGCATCGTTTTCCTGCACCCAGAGTCGCTCTATGTGGGAGTGTAATCAACTGAATAAGATATTTATTCTCCTTTAGTTCCAATATGTTGGGGATATTCACAGCGCCATGGAAGGACTGTCTGAACGCGCCTATGCCGCCCATTCCGGCCTCTCGCGCGGGGCCGTGCAAAAGGCGCGCAAGAACGGGCGGTTGGTGCTGTTGCCGGACGGGTCGATCAACGCTGCAGCCTCTGATGCGCGCCGCGGAGTGATGACCGATCCAGATCAGCAAATGCGCTCGCGAGGTGGGATGGGCGTTGGGGGTGATGGCGGTGCGGTCGCGGGCGGCAGCGTCTCCGGGCCCGGCGACAGCACGTCGTATCTGAAGGCGCGTACGGCGCTGACGGTTTACCAGGCGCAAGAGCGCCAGCTGTCGATCCAGAAGAAGAAAGGCGTGTTGGTCGACCGCGCACGGGCAGAAACGCTGGTGTTTCGCCTTGCGCGCCAAGAGCGCGACACATGGGTCACCTGGCCCACCCGCGTGGCAGCCCTGATGGCGGCGCAACTATCCGCAGAAATGGAGAAGGTATCTGGCACCCCCGTGACGATCGAAACTGCAATCCTGCAAAGGGTGCTGGAAACCCATGTCCGAGAGCAGCTCAACGCCCTGGCAGACCTCAGGGTCTCGCTTGAATGAGGGTGATCATGATCACAACCTGAACGACGGTGACCTGACCGAGGGTCTCGAACTTGGCTTCGAAGGTGCGGAGGACATCCTGCGGACCTGGCGTCGCGGGATGCGGCCCGATCCGGATATGACGGTGTCGCAATGGGCCGACAAGCACCGCAAGCTGTCGTCGCGGGCCGCCGCTGAGCCAGGTCAATACCGGACAGCGCGAACGCCCTATCTGCGCGCGATCATGGATGCGCTGTCGCCTGGCCACCCAGCGCAAAGGATCAGCTTCATGAAAGCCGCGCAAGTCGGCGCGACGGAGGCGGGCAATAACTGGATCGGCTTTGTTATCCACCACTCCCCCGGGCCGATGCTGGCGGTGTTGCCAACGGTGGAGATGGCGAAGCGGACCTCACGCGGGCGGATCGATCCACTGATTGAAGAAAGCCCGGCGCTAAAGGAGCGCGTCAGTCCAGCCCGCTCGCGCGATGCGGGCAATTCGATGCTGTCTAAGGAATTCCCTGGCGGCATTCTGGTGCTGACCGGGGCGAATTCGGCGACGGGCCTTCGCTCGATGCCCGCGCGCTATGTCTTCCTCGATGAGGTCGATGCCTATCCGGCCTCGGCGGACGAGGAAGGCGATCCTGTCAGTCTGGCAGAGGCGCGCACCACGACCTTCGCGCACAGGCGCAAGGTGTTCATCGTCTCGACGCCGACGATCCGGGGGTTGAGCCGGATTGAACGCGAGTTTGAGGCGAGTGATCAGCGGCGGTATTTTGTTCCGTGCCCGCATTGCGGCCACATGCAATGGCTGCAGTTTGAACGGCTTCGCTGGGACAAGGGGCAGCCTGACAGCGCAGCCTACTACTGCGCAGAGTGTGAGAAATCCATCGCGGAGCACCACAAAACAGAAATGCTGGCACAGGGCGAATGGCGCGCAACCGCTGTCAGTGCCGATCCGAACGCGATCGGCTTCCACATCTCAGCGCTCTATTCGCCGATCGGCTGGAAAAGCTGGGAACAGGTCGCACGGGAGTGGCTGGCAGCGCAAGGCTCCGACGAGATGCTGCGCGCCGCGCGCAACACGCTGCTGGGCGAAACATGGATCGAGAGCGGGGAGGCCCCGGAATGGCAACGTCTGGCGGATCGCCGCGTGTCTTTCCCGGCACAGATCCCGGCAGGTGGACTGTTCCTGACCGCCGGGGCAGATGTGCAGAAGGACCGGATCGAAGTGGATGTCTGGGCCTGGGGCCGTGGGCTTGAAAGCTGGCTTGTCGATCACGTCGTGATCCCGGGCGGGCCGGATGATCCGGCGTGCTGGGACAAGCTGACATCGCTTCTGGGCCAGACATGGGTGCATGAGCATGGTGCGGTGATGCCGCTGGCCAAACTGGCGATCGATACCGGTTATGAAACGGCCGCCGTTTACGGATGGGCGCGCAAGCAGGGCATCGCACAAGTGGCCCCAGTGAAGGGTTTGGAAGGGTTCAACCGGGCGACACCCGTCTCGGGGCCGACATTCGTCGATGCCACGGTGAATGGCCGCAAGCTTAAACGCGGCGCGCGGCTCTGGACCGTAGCCACAGCCACCTTCAAGGCCGAGACCTATCGCTATCTACGGATTGAGCGACCCAGTGATGAAGATCGAGCACTGGGCGTCGCCGATCCGGCTGGCATGATCCACCTGCCTGACTGGGCGGACAGCGAATGGTTGAAACAGCTGGTGGGTGAACAGCTGGTGACGATCCGCAACAAGCGCGGCTTTGCCCGCCAGGAATGGCAGAAGCTGCGCGAACGCAATGAAGCACTGGACATCCGCGTCTATGCCCGCGCCGCGGTATGGATCCTCGGCGCCGACCGCTTTGATGAGCGGATGTGGCGACAGCTGGAAAAACAGGCCGGGGTCGAGACCATCCCAGCTGCCACCAAAGCCGACACTGACACACTGTCCGAGCCTCAAGCCGGAAGGATTGCCGCCCCACGCAAACGCGGTTGGCGGGTAAGCACGCCAAAATACATGGAATAACCAATGACCCTCGATGATCTCAAATCACGCCACAGCGCGTTGCTGGCGGCCCGGTATAGCGGCACGCGCTCTGTGAGCTACGATGGCAAGACCCTGACCTATGGTACCGATGCTGAATTAACAGCCGCCGTCTTCGACATCGAACGGCGCATCGCAAAGGCCGAGCGCAGCACTGGGCGCATCTCTCGCCCCCATGCCGTAAAGGACCTGTGATGAACTGGAGGCAGCGCCTCGGGGCTTTTGTCGGTGGCTTTGATGCAGGCCAGCATCATCGCCGTCTGCGCGGGTTCCAGGCGACGCGCGCCCATGTGAATGCGCTGATTGCGGCGTCTGGACCTGATATCACTGCGCGCGCCCGCTGGTTGGTGCGTAACAATGGCTATGCGGCCAATGCGGTTGAGAGCTGGGCTGCAAATACTGTAGGCGACGGGATCAAACCGATAGCGCAAATTGCAGATGCGGCGCGCAAGGAAGAGCTGCAGCGCCTTTGGCTGGCCTGGACAGATGAAGCTGACAGCGAAGGGCTGACGGATTTCTATGGGCTGCAGCGGCGCGCGGCGCGCGAAGTGTTTCTGGCCGGTGAGGTCTTCTTTCGGATCAGGCTACGGCGCAGCAGCGACGGATTATCTGTTCCCTTGCAGCTACAGATGTTGCCCGCCGAAATGTTGCCGCTGCATCAAACGGGTATGGCTGGCAATGGGAATGCCATCCGTCAGGGGATCGAGTTCGACCGGGTCGGACGCCGTGTGGCCTATCACTTCCTGCGCCGACATCCGGGCGACAGCACTGATCCAGGGCTGGCGGGCGAAATGGTGCGCGTACCCGCCTCAGAGGTCATCCATGTCATCGACCCCGTCGAAGCGGGTCAATTGCGTGGGGTCTCAAAGCTGGCGCCGGCCATCGTGAAGCTGTTTCTGCTCGATCAGTATGACGATGCCGAGCTCGACCGCAAAAAGGTCGCCGCGATGTACGCGATGTTCGTCACCTCGCCCGCACCAGAAAACCCCCTGCTGCCGTCCGAGGATGACGACACGCTGGGCGGCTTCGAGATCAGCCCCGGCCAGGTTGTGCGACTGGATCCGGGCGAGGATGTGACCGTGGGCCAACCTGCAGATTCAGGCGCGACCTATGAGCCGTTCCAATACCGCACGCTGCTTCAGGTCGCCTCGGCGCTTGGCATTCCTTATCCTTATCTAACCAATGACATGGTGAAAGGTAACTTTTCGAACTCGCGCCTTGCACTTATCGAATTTCGGCGTCGCGTTTCGGCCTGGCAGCATTCGGTGATTGGCTTTCAACTGTGCCGTCCTGTCTATGCACGCTGGATGGACGCGGCCGTGCTGTCGGACGCACTGGTTC